GAAATATTGTCTTCTTAGCTCTGTATAATAGTATTGACAGGGCAAAGGAGGTAGTATGCCTAAAGTACCAGAAGAATGGGGTAACAACTTCTATAAATCTGGATGGAAACCAGGTGTAGATATCAATGACCATACTGGTCAAGGTGAAATTACACATGTAGGAACAGACCCAAACTACAATAACAAGTTTGATGAGATACTCAGACAATGGGGCTATGACCCAAAACTATACGAAATTGAAGGTACAGTAAGGTCATCTTCATGGCAAGTTCAATTAAAAGGTGGAAGAACAGAAACATTTTTTGCATTTAAAGGACTCGTAAAAAAGAAAAGACCTGGACATGATAAATACTTTCAGGCATTGTTTAAACAAGCAGGTAGAAAACCACCATTAAAACTTAAAACACATGGAGGTGACACTGCTTTTTTGTTTTTTATGGCAGATTGGCAGCTTGGAAAAAAAGATTATGGTGTAGAGAACACTATCAAAAGATATGATATAGCACTACAAGATGCAGTAAACAGAATAAAAGAACTGCGTAAAGCAGGTGTTATGATAAATGAAATCTATATGATTGGTTTAGGTGACCTTACAGAAAACTGTTATGGATTCTACGACAGTCAACCATTTAATATTGAACTTACAATGATAGAACAGTATGCGTTAGCTAGGTCTATGATAATGAAAACCATAGAAACATTCCTACCTCATGCTGATAAGTTAACTTTGGCAGGAGTTCCTGGTAATCATGGAGAAGCATCTCGTTCACAAAAAGGTCAAGTTGTTACTAATAGATTAGACAACACAGACACTATGCACTTACAGATATGTGAAGAGATAATGAAAGCTAATCCAGATAGATATAAGAAAGTATCTGTAGAAGTACCTGATGGATTCCATCAAGTACTAGAAATTAAAGGTATAACTTGTGGGTTCAGTCATGGGCATATGAGTTCTGGAAGTGGGAATCCTGAAAACAAAATAGAGAATTGGTGGAAGGGTCAGATGTATGGCTTTCTTCCTGCAGGTGAATGTAAGATTCTTATTACAGGTCACTATCATCACTTTCGTGCAAAGCAACAAGGTGATAGAACTTGGTTTCAATCTCCTAGTTTAGATAAGTCATTGGACTTTACTGCAAGAACTGGTATGTGGAGTCATCCAGGTGTGCTTACTTTTACAGTAAACAAAAAAGGTTGGGATAATCTTAAAATTCTGTAGGACATAGTGCCACAACTAAATACTATTGTCTTAGAATCAATCCTCAGAGGTGTAAATCCTCAGTGTTTATAGGCTTATACAGGTATTTCTTTGTATGCTTTTTTGTTACCTTGAAAGTCTAACTCTGGATAATACTTCATAGGTATGCGTGGGTCTATCCAACAATCATACAATTTGTTATGGTCTAACCATACAGGTTCGGCATCCTTATGGGCAAAGTACATAATTCCTACCTTTACCTCCTTATATTTAGAACCTTTGAAAGCCATCTCTTGTATCTTGTAATAGTCTTCAGCTTTTAATTTGTTAGTTCCTTTGACCTCAATAAAAAATATAAAACCTTTACGCACAAGTATGTAGTCAGGTACTAGAAGTATCTTGGTAGCATACCAAAACAAATTTAACTTATTTTCTTTTGGGTCAGTTCCTATTCTTAAATAGTCTTGATACTCTACACAACCATTGTCTTTAAGGTACTGCTGCATAGCAAGGTCTGCCATGTCTTCACCAGAGTTTCTATCCTCGTATGAATCTTTGTATGTGCTACCCATTAGAAAGGCTTACCATCTTCTCGTTCTTTATCACTACCAAACTTATCCATTAACATATCTCTTATGCTTCCTACTGTTTTCTTTCGCTGCTCTTCTAATGTTTCTAGCAAGACTTCTAAAGTAGGTAAGGTAACTACCTCTTTATATTGTGCCTGTGTATTTACAAAAGTTACATCAACACTGTACATATCTCCCCATGTTAAATATATTTCACCTTGTGCATTAGGCAACATAAACTCTATACCACCTCTTTCTTTGTCTAGTTGTTTAAACACCCAGTCTTGTATGTTTATTTCTTTCTGATTAAACATTTTAACAAGACCATTAAAACCATAATCAGTTTCTTTAGAATGGGATTTCATCTTGTGTTCCTCCTTGTCTTTTCTTTTGTAATAAAGCGTGACACTCTTTGTATGACCAAGCATTAGGATTATTATCATCTTGTAGTTTAAATCTTCTACCACAGTAGATGTTTCCCTCAGTATCAATGTAGGTTATGTTGCTTAAACCCTTGCAGTCATATTGGCTTTTACATTTTATATCTGGTTCAGGTGGTATATCAAAATTATAATTAGGATATCTTTCCTTTATTCTTTTGATTAAATTATTTAAGTTTTCACCACCTGCTTGTTCTAAAGCCATTCTTTAGGGCAGTCTGTATCTCCCCAAGCTACCCATCCACAACCTTTATTGCCTTTGTATGTGCTACAAGACCATGATGGTATGTTTCCAAACTGTTCTGGATTAGATTGTTTTTTCTCTCTGTTGTCCTCTATCCACTCTGACTTACCACACTCAGGGCATGTAGGAATAAAAGTTTCTTCTACTTCTCCAAACACTTCTTCTATTGGATTAGTTTTTTTTTGTGTAGCTTTTTCAAACAAATCTAAGAACTTACCCATCTCATCATTAGTCCATGACTCAACATCATTAGAAAGTTTAGATTCTTTAAAGGCTTGTGCTTTATATGTATCAGATACATCTTTACTAAAACCAAATCCTGATATAACTTTATTAAGTTGACTAGCATTTTTACCTTCTGTTTTTTCTTCAACCATTTCACTAACAACTTTTTCCATAGCTGCTTGTTCTTGCTTAGTAGGTTTCTTTACTGGTTTCTTTTCAACCTGTACCTTAGACATCTCTTCTCTGCTAGGTCTAGGTTTACTGCTGCCTTGATACTTCCAGTTAGCTAATGCTCTACCCAGTGCAGAAGTTTCACAGTTCTCCATCCAGGCATCTGCGTTAGCAAATCCACCTTGACCTTTTGTTTCTTGTGCTATACCTGTTGCTACTGGTCTTGCATCCTCACCTTGTTTAAACAAGTTTGCTTGTATAGTTACACAAGTACCATCTGGTGTTATGTGTAAAATTTCTGTTTCTATTCTGCCCTCTGGATAATCTTTCCAAAAAACTTTTAGTCTATCTTCTACTGTTTCGTAGTTGTTTAAATCAAACTTAGGCATTACTCCTCCTCTTCTTTGTTGTCTTCAATTATTTTGTATACCCTCTGTCGTGTCATGTTCAATGCTTGTGCGATATTTATTGCTGACATACCATTACTGTAACAAAACACTATGACACTTTTTCTTTCTTTGTGAAGGTCGTTTAAACTACTTGTCTTAATATCTATCTTTGCTTGTACATGTCGTAGTTTTGTACTCATCATCTCTTCATTAACGCTCATTGAAATCATCCTTGTACATATCTCTTTGTAATTCATCTATAAAGTCAACTGCATCTTCACTTAACTTTATATATCTAAATGGTCTGTTCTCCCATATCCACATAACTGATACAACTATCACAACTAAAGCCATGATGGTCACTGCTAATGCAGCTATTACTAAGACTGGAATCCAATAGTAATCTAACATTACTCCTCCTCTTTCTTTTCTTGTTCGTTCATTTCGTTTGCTATTTTAATTGTGTTCTCGTTGTGGTCAGTAACAAACTCATCTAATAATTCTCTGAGTCTTTGGGGGTTAGTCTTTGTTAGCATAATAGACTTCTCCACCTTTTGACCACCACACGCATTTGCTAATTTGATTGCCCAGGTCTTTAGTGATTTGGGGTCATCAAACATATTGCTATTAGCCATAGCTACTTCCTCCTCTTCTATTTGTGTAAGATTATTTAGATGTTTCTATCTTTTGCATCTTTACGATAAAAATACCACCATAATCTTTGAGTTCTCTAACCTTGCACTTTGCTTCATGCTCGTTGTCAAACTCCCATGTCATGTTTCCACCAAACATACTGACACTTATTACTTGATATATCATAGTTCTCCTATGTCAATCCATGTTTAATTATAGTGTCCTCCTTGTCTATAAGTGTAGACTTTTTATATTTTTTGTGGAGGTAAGGTGCAGGTCAAACAATGAAATTTCCTGCACCCTGTTTAAACTACTTGTCTTCTACTAATTTAAGTTTTACTGATTTGCTGCCGATAATGTGTTGACCATTACCATGCTCTGCAACCCACTCGTATATGTGGTCTAGTGCAGAGTAAGTGCCTCCACAATCTTCAGTAATTATATCTATTGTCAATCGTTCAATTAAATCAGGCATTACTCACCTCCTTGTCTTTTAATTTATTGTTTACCATTATTAAATCTATTAGTTGCTGCCTCATCCAATAATATCTGTCTTCCATTGTGTGTGC